TTAACTGCTCCTGTGTACATTGCCTGTTGATAATTCTGCCAGTTTTGATTGTTAGCGTTGATTGCTTGAGATTGAGATCCCATCATTTGGTTAATCCAATCCTGAGTTGATTGAGCTTGTCCCTGTGCGCCTTGAACGGCTGCATTAATTCCTGCAACTCCTTGTTTTGCCTGCTGTGCGCTGGCTCCTTGAAGCTGTTCTGCCCCAGAAGACGGGTTAATGCCTACTACTGGTGCTTGACCAATAATTCCTTGTGCTTGCCTTGCTCCAGCTTCACGAAGAGCTTGTCCCTGTACTGTTGCTTGATCAAAAAAACCACTACGTCCAACTGTGCTGTCTTGCAGGCCGGAACCAAGGTAATTCTCAAGACCCTTAGTTTTAGTCCAGTTATTAAGCTGGTTCTGCCAGTAGCTAGGTGCGGAATCTTCGTTAGCCATACTATTGAGTAAGTCCAGTCTGCTTTCCGTATTGGCTCATTGTGTTTTGCCAATAGTTTGGAGAAACGTCTTGAGCTGCCATCTTTTGAAGTCCCTCCCTAGCCTGTGCTGCGTAAGGATTCTGAGCTTGCTCTAGCTTTTGGCTATTTGCAGCATTAATTGCCGCAACCTTGTTTGCCTGAACTAATTGACCAGTAGGGCCATAGACATCAGGAGTATATGCAGTCTGAGGAATTGCAGAAGTGAGTTTAAGCATTTCCGCTTGGTTAGCTAATGCATTCTGACCTAATTGTGATTGATTAGACATCTGTGCAATAGCCAGATCATCATTTGGCTTGGGAATATACTGAGAAGGTTGTGGATTTGAGCCGCCCATAATTAAGCTGGAGAGTAGATCTCTCTTTTCAATCTGACAAGTCCTAACTTATTCATTGTATCCTCTGGAAAGTTCATTCTGTGAGTGTCTGTTTCAATTGGAACACCAATATAGCTAACTTTTCCAGAAAGCTGTGTGTGTGTTCTCCAGTCGTTCATAACTTGAATAACGTCCCTTGGCCTAGTTAATGCCGGATGAAAAGCTGGATAAATAGTAGGAACAAACACATGATCACTGTATCCGAAGCAAATATCATCCCGATAGTGGGCATAAACGCTAATGTTGGGATGTGGCGTAATCTCATGATCAAAAGACTTAGCAAATGTCTGTAGCTGTTGAAATTCCTGTGTGTTTGGTGCGGTGTATTTGTAATTAATGGATGATCTCATGGATTAAACACCTACAGCAATCTGAACACCATTAGCAAGTGTTGGTTGTAGGTTCTGAGCCTCTTGAGAAACTACTTGCTGGCGAATCACTGAGTTTCCGCACAATACGCAAGGAAGGCACTCTCCAGATGTTTGATAAGAAATCGGAATGCTAGAATACAACGGAATCACTCCATCATTTCCATACGGGCTAATGTACAGATTTGGAAACACGCTAATCGGCTGGCTGGCTGTAATAATAGATGGCATCTTAGCAATTGTTTGTAGCTCTGTAGTTGTTTACAGAGTTTTGGGCCTCTTGAGATGCTAGATTTCCAGCCTGAGTCTGAGCGTCAAGCAATGATGTGTAGCTAACGTATGAAGCAGTAGCCGTTACCGATACAGCCGGAGAACACCCTCGATATGTGACGGTTCTTGTCTGTGTGCTAGACCATGAATTGAGCGCATTGGCTGCTACTTCTACGGGCGCAAGGTTTATGTCAATTAATTCGCTAGATCCATTCTCTGCAACAACACAATATTGCGTTTCGTTGTAGCTTGGCTTTCCAACGGAAGTATCAGGCCAAGGATCTAAGAACATCCGTATTGAATCAATCGCCATTGCGCCACACCACTCAGTTAAGAAGCTAAAACACTTGTCCACATCGTAAGTGTAATTTGATTCGCAAGATTTTCCACCTGACCTAGAGACATTTTCAGTAACTAGCCTTCTTGCTTGGGTCTGAAGTATCCCAAGTTGGTCTATTTGCTTGGCATAATTGCTTGTGTTGTACTGATACCCCTCAGTTGCGGCTAGGAGCCTCGTATTGAGGATTTCTGAGTAAGACCCCCTAGTTCCCCTATAGGAAACTTTAACGTCAACAGTTCCGGCAATCTGGGAGCAATCAAGCTCTCCATATACCATCTGCTTCATGTCCATTGCATCACCGAGAAGACCAGTCTCCATTTGGCAGTAAATCCTATTCACTCTTTCCTCTGTCCTGCCTCCTTGGTTAATCTGGAGGTATGTATCGTATCTTTCTGGCATGAATGCTTCCCAGATATGGTTGAAAGATCCATCCGATGTGCTGGCATAATCAACCGAGAATGCAAATACGCGAGTCTGGCTATCAATTACGTTACTTGACCAAGAAATAGGGCGAATTCCTGTCCACACACCATTCCATGCCGGAGATTTTGATTGATTCCACTCAGATGCAGAAGCGTAATCCAAAACCATCGTAACGCTATTTGTAGGTTCTAGGTATGGGATTGAATAAAGAAGATAGTTCTCAAAAGCTACTGCACAAATACCGCTGACATCAGAAGCCATAAGACGCTTGGCCTTTGCCATCTCAATATCTTTGAAAAGAACCTGACTAGATAAATATGAAGCCGCCGCAACGTCAACACTCACCAATCCCCCCTGAGAGTACCACCACATCATTCCAGCTTGGAATGCTATGCTATCGCCAGCCACGCATCCAATTGTAGGGTACAATGTAGCTTGGAAGTTTGGAGTATTAGGCCACTGCGCCCGATCAAGCACTCCGCTTGAAAGTGAATACGTTGACTGGTTGGTGAACACATACAGCTTTGTATCGTTGTTTTGACCAACGTAATCGCGCATTCCTGTAACTGGCCTAGCAACACTGAAGTCGCCGCGACCAGCTCCTTCGTTTCGTTCCGCCCATCCTAATGGGTTTGCTAAATCAGATGCCGCAATAATGTTTCCTGTTGCTACCCATAGCCTATTGCCTGAAAATGCCATCCAATAGCCGATTGGCATATCACTAGATACTTGACCAGTCCTATCTGATCCGTCCCAGTATCCAGCCGGATTTATTCCATCTTGGATGATTACAATGCGATGAGATGGTACGACAGTGCTATTAGTATTATTATCTAGCGTTGCCGTTTGAGTTCCGATAACGAAGTTTACCTTCTTAATGTTTGGATCAAGCTGAATGTTTGAGAGTAAGTAAGAGTCCCAGTTGTCAGGTTGAGTCAAAGGGAATGCAGAATAATAAACTTTCCCATCAACGCAGAATAATGCGTATGGAATATCTGATGCAACAACAGGATTTCCGTTTACATCGTATACCGATGCTTCGTTGCTAATAGTAACGCCAGAAAGATTTGTTACTGTGTTGGCGTTTTGGTACTGCTTGTTTGCGTTAAATATAATTCCTCCCTGAAAATTGCCCTTGGGCAAAGAAAGACGCATCTTGAAACCATTGCGTGTCTGTACTAATCCACCACGGCAGTTTACATTAACACCCCATTTGAATTGATCCTCTGGAAGAGTCCAAGGGTTTCTAACAGAGTTTACGCCATGAATCCACGCTGCCGTAGACTTAGTTTGCCTGCCGGAAGTGATATTTGGGCTTTTCATTATCCAACAATATCGCCGTAGATAGAATCAATTACAGGATCTGTCATGTCGCCGTAAGTCAATCCATTGACTTGGATTGGCTCCATTGCGTGACCAGTCATGCTTTCGTGTTGGTTGCGAAGATATGCAAGTGCTTTTGCCCAATATTTGTTGCTTTGCTCCTCGAAATCCTTGTCCTCTAGGTCTACAGCGTGAACTGCCGCCATAATTGCGCGAGTGTTCTCTACTGGAATGTAATCGTAAACGCTAGTGATCGTAGGGTGAGCCATCCTATAAATGATCCTGACCCATGCACATGGCTTTCCAATCCTGATGCGGCGATATTTAGGGTTTGTCTCAGAAGGGTGATACTGACCAACTAATGCCATGTCGTTGCTACGTCCGTAATCGTAAGCGTACAGGCTGACGTAACCTACAGTTATGGGCTTCTCAATGTGCAGAATGCTCTTAACAAGCGTAGGTGGAAGGATTGAATCAACAAAGAAGCTACTTTGTACGGTATCACCAGTAGAGTAAATTGAAACAAGGCCAGTAAAGGTTCCAGCAACGGCATTGTTGTAGGAGTTGTAGACATTAAAAGTGTTCTGATTAGCTGGCTGGACATATCCGCCATTGAATCCAACGTAATAGTAGAACGAGAAGCTGTAAGTAGAATTTACGGCAGTAAGATTTGCCGCGCTACTCATTGTCACGTTGTATGCGTCTATAATCGCTGTAATCGTCGTATTAACTGGTATTCCCTGTCCTGAGATTGTCATTCCAACGCTTAAAGCTGCTGTGCTGTTAAGGCTTAGATTGGATGAATATTGAGTTGTCGTACCAATTACGTTTGTAGTTGATTGAGCCGATGAAAGCAGTCCGCTAGGCAAGCTGTCACCAGTATTTGCACGCACTGTGATTTGCTGACCCGTCTCAAAAGTTGAATTCGTGCATATAAGCGAAGTTGAAGGCGATGCCGTAAACTGCCTGACAATATTCATGAATAGCTGACCAGTAGACAGCGTGGGGATTCCGCCAGATGCAAAGATTACTGGGTTATTGCTAGGATCAAGTAACGTAACATTATTTCCAGTAACTTGTACTGAATATGTTGTGGATGCTGAAATAGGAGCAGGCAATCCATCCGTTCCATTGGTTGCGCTTGTTGTAAATGTTACTCCAGCACCTTGCGATAGGTACTGAATCGAACTAGGAGTTAGAAGGCTTCCGCCACCAGAAGTAGCTTGGTATGCTTTTGCATAGGCCGCAAACCTAATTCCATAGTAAGACTGACCAGATCCAAGTGTAACCACGTTGATTGCACTATCTTGGATGTAAGCAGAAGCACCAAAACCAGTAGTATCTCCAGATGCATTAGTAAATACGACATTTGGGAGAGTTGAATATCCAGTCCCTCCATCAGTTACATTTACCGATGCGACTACTCCAGTAATTGCAAATGCTATAACTGCTTGAGTGCCGCCGGATGGTGGAGCATCAACAGCAACAGATAATGTTCCTCCCGAAGTATATCCAGTTCCTTGTGATTGAATCTGAACAGAAGTCACAACACCTCCAGTAATAAATGCACTAGCAGTTGCACCACTGCCACCACCGCCAGAGATTGTGATTTTAGGAGGCGTAATATATCCAGCTCCACCATTTGTTATGGTGTATGAAGTCACTTGATAATCCAGATTAGCAGTTGGAGGAGTAATATATGTTCCACTTCCATCAACAAAAGAGACTATTGGTGCTGCCGTGTATCCCCTGCCTCCGCTTGTTATCTTAATTGCAGAAGATGGACTTCCTG